CTATTGACTTCTTATTCTTCTGGATAAGTATTGAGTTCTAGTGAGCGCTAAGTACAACAAGGTTAAGGGTGCCACCTTTGAAACTGATGTGATGAGATGGCTACGCAAGATGGGTGTAACAGCAGAACGCTTAACCAAAGCTGGAGCCAAAGATGAAGGCGATATAGTTACTATAATCGCAGGTCAGACCTATATTTTAGAGTTGAAGAATCGTCAAACGCTGTCCCTTCCGGCGTTTTGGGATGAAGCAACTACTGAGGCAAAAAACTATGCGAAGGCTAGAGGTTTACCTCTTGTTCCTCCAGCCTTCGTTATAGTGAAAAGAAGAAGATCGTCAATCGAAGATGCTTGGGTAATACAAAACTTAGGACAATGGTTAAAGGAGAAGATAATGACAGCACCAGAAGAAGAACCAAAGGAAAGTAAATGATTTGCTATTACTGTCTTAGAGGTGGAGAAGAAAATACTTTAGGTCACTACAAGAGAGCGGCAAACTGCCACCTTAAATGCGAAGGAGATTGCCCTTGCCAACACAAGACTGGTCCAGGTCACATAAGACGCGAAGGGGAAAGGGTGCCACTGATTCAAGTTCAATCTCCATAGTGGCAATAGTTACTTACTATGGTGGTGAAGTGAGAGAAGGCAAGGCAGTTTCTGTTCGTTGTTGTATCCATAACGATTCAAGAAGAAGCGCAGTTATCAACACCTACGATAACTTGTATTACTGTCATACCTGCGGCAAGGGTGGTAACGCAGTCAATGTTGTAATGGAGATAGAGAATTTGGAGTATAAAGATGGCATCGCTCGCGCAAGAGAAATTGTTGATGGAAGCGGCATCTCATTACAGTCAAGAAATAAACGAGGAAACTCTAAAGTACCTAGAAGGACGTGGAATATCTGAGGTAGTAGCAGCTCGCTATCAACTTGGTACGGTAATAAATCCGATTACCGGTCACGAAAATTACACAGGTTGGTTATCTATTCCTTACATTACCGCGTTAGGTTTGGTTGCTGGATTTAAGTTTAGAAGGTTAGATGATGGCAAGCCTAAGTATGGTGCGCCATTAGGTCAGAAGTCGCATCTGTATAATGTTTCAGATGTGATACTAGATAGTCACCGTATTGCAGTCTGCGAGGGTGAACTGGATACGGTGATTCTATCTGGGTTGTGTGGTATACCAGCAGTTGGAGTGCCAGGAGTGGCTGCTTGGAAACCATACTTTGCTAAGTTACTTGGCGGTTATGACAGTATTTTTATCATTGGCGATAATGATGTTAAAGAAGATGGCACAAATCCTGGAGCTGACTTTGCGCGGCGTGTTGCTTCTGAGGTATTGAATGGGACAATTGTATCCTTACCACCATCAATGGATATAAATGACTTTTATCTCGCAAATGGGACAAAAGGGATTAAGAAACTGTTGGGAGAAACAAGTGAATGAATCAGCAAGAGATGGAGCAGATAGTTCTATGGCTGACCAGTCAGGACTTCGAGATAGTGTCAATAGAGTTATCAACTGGGATACTTTCCATAAGACCAATAGCCCCGCACCCTTAGCTGACCACCCTGCGGTGTTGAACTACCGCGACCCTGGCGTATCTACTAATGATCTTGCTTCCTTTATTGAATCCTTCGCTTCGCTTCGCGTTAGCAGAGTAAAACAAATTGGAGCGCAACAATATGAACTTGGTATTGGGCAGAAGTTTGAAACTTATTCAGTACAAGATACTGTTAAAGAATTGGTAGAAGAACTAGCTGATGCTAGCAACTACATAGATTTCCTTGCTATTAAATTGTTATCTATTGTTGCTGAGTTACAGTCTAAAGAGATGGATTGTGGTTGAACCCTCAAATACACCCAGCCATTTACGACTTAGCACCTAGCGTAACGAGGGTAATCTGTCGCCGCTTTCGCGGCTTTGTTGATCGTGAAGATGTATTACAAGAGTGTTATCTCTGGGCTATGAGTAGGTCTGTTCAGTTTGATGAGATGCTAAATGAACCTAATGCTTTACAAAGAGTTATCAATGAGAAGAAGATAGCGTGGCAGATGAAGCGAGCAGCAGAACGCTACGCTCGTAAAGAGAAGGCTTCTAAGTCTGGCTATCAAACTAATGATGAATCTTTCTATCAAACAACCACTATCTCCCAGCTTCTGCCTCATATAATCACCAGCATTGTAGATAATACAGTCTTAGAACAAGCACAGAACCTTATCAATGATGGTACTCCGCGTAAGCCTAGCGTTCCAGCAGAAGGTGGGAACCTGTTAGCAATACTAATTGATATCAAGAAGGCTTATCTAAAATTAGATAGTAACGACCAGTCAATGTTGCGTATGAGATACCACGAAAATCAAACACTTGAACAGATGGCGTTAGTTTTTAGTTGCGCTATATCTACCATAGATCGCAGAGTTGGTGCTGCGTTGCGCCGCTTACAAAATAATTTAGGTGGGGAGAGTCCATACAATTGAAAGAACTAGAACTCTTTGATTACTTGAAGGATAAACTTTACCCAGACTTGGTTAAAAGTGAAGGTGAGTACGACTCTTTCGATTGTATCTCTGAGTCTACTAAGTCTTACATTGAACTCAAGTGTCGTAACACCCACTACCTTACCTTGCTTATCGAGTTTGCTAAGTACACACACTTGATAGATAACGCTAACGCTTTGGAATATACCCCGTACTATGTCAATTCAACGCCAATTGCTATCTATTCTTTTGACTTGTCGGTATTACCGGAGCCAGTATGGGAAGAAAAGTGGTTGCCATCTACCACAGAATTTACTAACAAGTCTAACCGCACTAAGTTGGTAGGCTTTCTCTCGATAGAGAGCGCAGTAACAATATGATTTATACCTTTAAGTGTGAGTGTGGTTATCTAACTGATATTGAACGCTCTATCCACTCCGAAGTAGAAGAACCTATGTGTCCGAATTGTACCAATTCTATGTATCGAATCTGGCAAGCTCCCACTATCACCTTCAAAGGTAGTGGCTTCTACTCCACCGATAAATAAGAAAACCCCCGCGTTAGCAGGGGCTTCTCATTAGGTTGGTGGAAGGGTTACCAACCAAGACTCAAACGCTATCACATATATTTTGTAGTATCCACTCGACTACCGGTACTGCCACCGCATTACCCATCTGCTTATAGCGTTGGCTATCTGATTGGCTAACCGTCCAGTCATCAGGGAATCCTTGTAACCTTTCACATTCTAAAGGTGTTAGACGGCGTACAGTTCCTTCATTAAACAACGTCTGATCGTTATTAGTAGCCAAAGTAAAACTCTTTTCTCCTAGCATTGGTCCTTTACCGCCACCTGGTTTACCTTCTCGGTTACGCATAACCAAAACGGTGGTTCTAATATCACCATTATCAAAAGCGTTTAATGTAGGCATTACCCCCCCCCTCTAGCCACGTTTCGTAGTCTTCGTCATTTTGTGCTCGCCTACTCTTCGTGAACCACAAGTTTATTCTCCGCTACATATTGGTTGCCGACACCTTTGTAGTCACGAGCCTGCAAGGAACCAATAACAACATTATCTTCAGGTCTTTTATATGCAGTAGCAGTAAGAGTTGTTACTCCTTCTGTGTACTTGGCGAAGCCTGTTTGACCAAAGCTTCTTGCAGTGCTGGTGGCAGTGTCTTGCCTCGTCGGTTTACTCTGCGAAGAATCCCTTCGCAAGCCTTCTGACTTAAAAAGTATTTCGGCTGGACTTCCTGAATTAAGAGAACGTCTGCCAACGATGAAGACTCTTTTCCTGCGCTGGGATAATCCGAAGTACTGAGCATCAAGCACACGCCATCCGACAGAATACCCGAGGTCGGCCATCGTCCCGAGGACGACTCCAAAATCTGCTCCCTTGTTACTGGATAGCAGACCAGGGACGTTTTCGAGGATGAAGTACTCGCTTTGCGCTTCGTCCACAATTCTTGCAGCTTCCCAGAATAACCCGCTTCGTGCGCCAGCAAGACCAGCCCTTTTACCAGCGACGGAGAGGTCTTGGCAGGGAAATCCTCCTGTAATAATTCCTTTGCTTGGATTAAATCCTGCTCCAATTAAGTCACTTCCTTTCACTGTAGTTACATCATCGAATTGTTTTGCGTCAGGGAACTTGCGCTCCAGCACTGATTTACAGTGCTTGTCTATCTCAACAGAGGCTACAACTTTCACGCCTTGGCGTTCCATAGCCAGATCAAAGCCACCTACACCAGCAAAGAGCGACACACCGGTAATCATTTATCCTCCTTATTTATTAAAGATAGCCATAGTTCTAGCATTTCTTTTTTTATTGGGCCGCTTTCGAACCACTCATCTTCTGTCATTTAGTACCAGCCTCGTCGGTCTG